CGGACGCGGCGGATCTTCTTCAGGACAGCCTGGTAGCCGGCCTCGTCCGTGTCGAAAGTAAATTCAACCTGGGCATCTTTCTCCAGCTTGGCCAGCTCGCGCTTTGCGGCGTTGATGCTGTCCTTGTTCATCTCAAAGGAGATGACCTTGTTATCGAGAGACTTTAGCGCCTGGTCGATCTGTTCCTTGGCCCGCCGAACGCCGTCGTAATCGACGCCTACGTTGAGCTTGACGCCCTTGTTTTTGATTTCCTCAGCAAGCTTGGTGACCTTGGCTTTCGCCGGGGTGGTATCCGCGTCTACGTCTACCTTGACCTTGTTATCAAGGCGGTCACCGTTCTTGCCAAGCTCACGGTTGATGCCGCGCTCTGTATCTTCACGGAATTTGCTTGTGTCCGGGCGGACCTTGATTGCAACCGCGCCAACGAGTCTCAGGTTAGCCATTTACTTCTTGTGCCCCATGATTCTGTTCAGAGTGTCAGCAACACTCTCGGGTTTGGATTGGGTTTTCTCCGGTCCTTCGCCTCTCCATGAGGCAGGGCCAACAAGGGGGAGGTCGGGGGATTTGCCGTCACCCCAGTTGATGGAGTATTTGACAAGCATGTTCACGGAGTTGATGAGCTGAGCCAGGAGAACTTTGTCCATGGTCCACGTCTTGTGTTCCTGGACTAGATCAATTTCGGTGCTTGGCTCCGCACCTATTAGTTCAACCAACTCTTCAACAGGGGCGGACTGGAGAGCGGCTACGTAGTTGGATCCCTCAGGGAGATGACGAATCATGGTGAGGATGAGACGTGGCGTAGATGCCACGTCCCCCCTCAGGAAGGCGACTAGATCAAACTGATAGTGCTTCAGCAGGTCAATGAAGATCGCTTCCCCATAATTGTCTAGAAGCTCACTGAGGGTTAGACTCTCCCGCCTGAGTGTCCTGCAGGAACTCGCGGGCCAGTTCTTCCCAGACGGCCGGGTCGTCGCCAACTACGGCGTCCAGGCGGTCGAAGGCGTCAGCCTGCTTTGCGCTCACGCGGAACACATCGCGGTAAATGTCGTACAAGTCAAGTTCGGGCTCGTCACCTTTGACGCGCTTCTCGACGTCGAACGCTGCAGCCAGCTTGCGGCGGGACTCCTTGGGGAGTCGGATGGCCGGCACAAAGCTGATGATCGTGGTATCGGGGAGATGGACTTCAAAGTCGCCGTACTTCTTATCGGCGGCCTGCTGAATGTCGGAAAGTTTGATGGAAGGCAAGGCGGACTCCTTGGTTAAGTAATGAAGTATTTGCGGACTTACGTGAAGCCTGAGAGGCCGGGGTCCGCACCCGGCCCCTCAGGGGTTTTCGTCAGCTCTTAGACGGGATCAATCGCGCGGGGCGTGATCGCTGTCAGAGCGGAAGTCTTGCCGGCTGCGTTCAGGGCAGTGACCTTGATCGGCAGGGAGGCGAGAGAGTTGGTGTCAGCAATGGCAATGTCATCGCTGCGGAAGATCGATGCCTTCTCGCAGTAGAAGCCGCCAACGCTTGCGCCATCTTCCAGGACGGCCAGGAAGGCCTTCTCTGTGGGGGTGGGCTCAGACGGGATTTCTACGGCGTCGTCGTCTGTGACAACGGCGTTGGAGCCGTAGTACAGCTTCAGGGATTCCGTGGTCCATTCCAGGAGCGAAAGACCAAGGCTCTCGATCCGCGGCTCAACGTTCTGGCGCAGGGACTTGTTCTGCAGGGACGACAGGGTTGTAACCGCGCCACCTTCAGAGGTCAGGTTGACGATGTTCTCGGAAGTGGTGTTACCAACTTCAGTCCAGAGAACGCCGGGAGCCTTCAGTGTGGCTACACTCGTCGGGCGGGGTGTGCCAACCGGAGCTGTGTAGAAGCGTGCGTTACCAACCTTCAGGGTGGCAGCGTCGTTCGTTGTCATGTTTCTCCTAAAAGAAAATCCCCGGACCTACTGGCCGGGGATTGTGAGGAAGCGGTTTGTGATGGTGGACTGTGGCGGGTGCCTGAGGATCAGACGCCAGACAGACTCAAAGCGAACCCAGCCGGAAGGCAGGGATGCGTACTGGACGACGCCGGTTGATGTGGCGTAGTCCGAGACGCGGGACGGGGGAGTTGCGTTGGTGATCCTGGATATGTAACCGCCGTTTGGAACGACGGTTTGTTTCAGTTGCGCCTGGCGCAAACACACCCGTACCGCCTCCTGCAGTTCTTCGCCTATCTCGTCGGCGTCCACACCGGAGGTAATGGTGCTGACCGAGACGATGACTGGCTGCAGGAACCGATCATCACTTACGTCTTGCGCGATGCTTCCAGAGCGGCGGTCAGCGCGAGCGATAATCATGGGCGGGTCAATCTCTTCGGAGAAAAGCGTTCCGATGTGAATGTCCTGCCCCTCAAAGAAGTCCTGCAGCAGGTGCAGAAGCAACTCATCCGTGGACCCGAATACGGGTATGAAAACGTCAGACATTGGATTCCTTACATGGAGTTGGCAGCGTCGTGGAGGACGCGGTGCCGCTTCTCAATACCGGCTGCAGCACCCTTGCCAAGCGGGTCCGTGAGGATCACATGGGAGTCAATGTTGGGGCCGGTCTTGGCGCGAACGCCTGGCGTGGGCCAGTGCATGACCTCAACCTCCGAACTCAGTTCGCCATGTTCACGGCGAATCTCAGGACGGGAGTCAAGGAACCATGCAGCACGCCGGCCAATCTCGATGGCCTTGTCCCTCACCTTGTCTGCAACGGGGCGGGTGTAGGACACCCGCTCACCCGTGGAGCCGGATCCGAACTCGGGGCCGTACCAGTTGATGTTAGGCACTGGGGTTAGCCACCCTTCCGGGCGTGGAGCGGAGCGTAAAGGAGATGAACCGCGTGGCCTTGGACATGCCAGGGGAGCGCCGCGGCGGTGCCGCAAGATCCCATTCCCTGCCGTCGTAGACGACGCGAGCCCAAGACCCTACGGGCGCATCGCGGGTAACGCATTTGATTACTTCAACGTCGATCTGTCCGGGCAGCTCAGCGACGGAGCTGCGGTCAGCAGTCGTCGTGGCTTTGAGTTTGACGGGGGTGTCAGACGGGACTTTGACCAGGTTGTTTCGACTGTCGCGCTGGGCCACTTCGGGGTAGACCCAGATGGTGGACGTGCCTACATCAAGTAGGCGTGACCGCCTCAATTTAGTACCAGCCAGGGAATAGCTTGTCGCCACCGTCGTTTACTGGAGTCCAGTTCGTTTCGACAAAGCGCCCACTGCGGGGTGCCGGCCGATCCGGGTTAGTGAACCCAATAGACGTGATGCCGCCGTTCAAGTTGTATTCCTTCAGTGCGGCGATTTCAGCTCGTGTGAGAGCACAGCCAGCGGCGTTCTCGTCACTCCTGTTGAATGTCGCCATGTCACTGCGTTCCATTGAGAAAAAGGCAGGATTTAAGTAGCCCCTAGCCGCCGCTGCAACCGTAATGGCTGTAGCGACGGCAGGGGTTGTACTCGGATCCGGCCATGCGCGGCCGTAATGTCGAACCAGGGCAGAAGCCTCCGCAAGCACCTCTTCAGCGAGAGCGATTTCTTCCGGCGTCTCGATTGCTTCACCCACACGGGCAGCAAGTCGTTCAACCGTTGCGAGAGGCTGCATCTACTACGGCGTGACTTCAGCCGGGTAGTTGCCGCCCAGCGGGAACGGAGTACCCGCGGGGATCGGGTTGTTGAGTGTGGAGCGGTTCCACACCTTGGCCAGCCAGGAGTTGGGATCGCCACCGGGGGTGTCGGTTCCGCCGTCACCGGGCTTGCGCTCAACGGAGCCCAGGGAGCCGCCCTTGATGCCGAGCTGCACACCACGGAGGAAGAACTCTTCCGTGCCAGTGTGGGAGATGCCCTGCTGATCCACGATCTTGAGGCGGTCCTTGGTGTAGGCCGTTCCCATGAACGTGTCAAATACCGACCGGTCGGTCAGGTAAGCGACGTCATAGTCTTGGAGCCAGCGGAGCGCCCAGCCATTGGCCGATGCGGTAGCGCCGAACGGTACGGAGTTGGGGATGGAGGCAACGCCCGTGAAGCAAAGGAAGCCGGAGCTGGCGTACATGAATGCCTGGTCACCGGGGATGTGAACGGACGGGATGAAGTTCACGCCGGCCAGTGTGCCGATGGAAGAGTTGGCCAGAGCGGAGTCGCCCGTGCCCTGGTTCTTGACCAGCTTGTTCGACTTGATAAGTTCGTCAGCCAGGTCCAGGCCGATGAGGCAGTGGAACGATGTGTCCGGGGTCCGCATTTTCTTGAGGCTTGACTTGGCCTCGACCACGGCGTTGAAGAACAAGTCCTGCTG